CTTAGGAACATACTAGTACTTGTGGCAGATTACTAGACCGCTTGTTACAGCTACGGCACTGAACTGACCGTAAAGAACTGTACCTGCGCCGATTCCTACGCCAGTAAGTACGGCAGAGGACTGGTCAACATTGTTGGCGGTAAGTGTAGAGAAGTTAGTGTCAGTAATGATTTGAATGGCTCCGTACTTCTTGCCTGTAACGGAGTCACCGGCATCAAGTACTTCTGATCCAACTGTAGAAAATTCGAGGGCGTTATTGCGTGACTTCATATCGGTATTATATCACAGGGGTTACTATCGAGCCTGGCGGCTGACGTAGGTTGAGAATCTATTTACAAGGTTAGTATTGTTTACACGGTTATCGATTTTCTCCAGTTCCAGTGCAAGGTAAGTACCAGCTACTTGCTCTTCAGCAATAGCCTCCTCTTGCTTGTCCTGTACCCGTAGGAAATCAGCATATGCACCGTGTGCGATAAAGTAGAACCACTCCTGCGGGATGTCATCCGACTCTGCAGTAAATGGCGTGAACTCCTTCTTGTAGGTAATGTAAGCTATGTTAGCTTCACCTCCACTGATGTTCATAATGTGAGCACCCTGAGCCGTAGTATAAAAATCGTACTCCAGTGCTGATCGGTTCACGAATGGCTGAGTACGGTGAATCCTAATAAACTCAGCTATGTTGGCCACGTTTACTGCTGTAGGAGTTGGAGCTGTACCATCAGTGTCAACTGTCCACCCGGTTTCGTCTGGGTAGTTACCATTATGACCATCCTCGTAGTAGTAAGCATCCGCAGTAACCTGAGTAGCACTTGAAGCCTTGACGATGTGCCAAGTGTTATTACCGCCGTGAGTCTCCCGACGGATAAAGTAGGAGTCACTTCCGTCCGTACGTTCCCATACGTCGTGACTATTAAACTGCAAGGAACTCAGTGTGTATAGTCCATTGACTGCAGATGTCCCTGCACCGTAAACATAAAAGCTATCCTCAGCATAAGGGACAGTCTGGTTAGCTACAATTGTACGTGGCTCATTAGCTACCATATAGCGAGGCCAGCTCTCAGAGGTCTGATATGCCTCGTGAGCACGTCGATTCACGAACTGAAGGACCTGAGCCTTCTCTGGGTCCGTAAGGCTTCCTGCCCCTATTAGGGCTGTTGTAAGTGCCAGTAAATCGTCGTATGACTTCGTCTGCATTAGATTTGATTAGGTGATAGTTCCGGGAACCGCTTGTTGTAATTCTGTAGGAACTCCTTCGAGTGAACCTCGTCGTGTCCGTATTTAGATGTCAGGCGGAAGAACTCACGCGCTGGCATTGTTGCAATAGGCTTGCCCAAGGTCGGGTGCGTCTTGCCTTTTAATTCCGATGCCTCCTTGACTGCTTGTTGGTAGCGGTCCTTCTCGGTCGCCGCCTCCAGCTTGAAGCCATTCTTGATCTCGTTCATAAACGCACGATCAATCTCGCCATCGGTGTACTTCTTGATGTTGGGAATAACAATATCCATAAAAGAAAAGGGCGGGGGCATTCGCCCCCAACCCTTGATCAATTAGATTTAAGCGATTGCTGTAATCTTACCGTGAGCGGCTGGCTGGTAAACACCCAATGTAAGGGCGCAATCAACGTAACCGCGCTCACCACCACCTTGGTTAGGTAGACGAGTAGAACCCATAGGGATCAGTTCGTGTACACCGTAGTACTCAGGGTTGATGAGGTAACCTGTGTCCTTGTTAGTTGTGTCAGGAGCACAGTCAGGGTTCATATTTACAACAGATACGATACCGTGATCGCTTTGGTAGAGGTCAACCGATACCTTGATGGTAGAGCTGCCGCCTTCGTAGTTCACGTTGCGGAGGTCGTTCTTACCAGTTTCAAGGACACGAGCGAAGTCACTTACTTCACGGCGAAGAGCAGTGTCAGCAACCAACATAAGGTTGTTGCTTGAACCGTTCTCACGGAAGATCGAAGTGATCAAGTCGTTAAGAGTATCCTCGGAGAAGTCACCGGAAGTGTGCTCGCTGGATGCAGGAGTCTTGTAACCAGCAGGTACAAGAGCGTCAGCAGCAGCACTGTCGATGAAAGTACCAAGACCAGCCATACGATATGGAGTGTCAGTACCGTTCTCAGCTGTACGTGCTTGAGCACCGCAAAGAGTTGCCTCGATGTCGCGCTTCAACTCACGGATAGCTTTAGCTTCAGCTTGTGCAATCTTAGCAGGACCTACGCTGTCAACAGCTTCTTGCAGGTCAGAAACCTGGAAGTCACGGCGGAACTTTTGAACGTAGTTACCAAGACGAGCACGTCCAGAGAACTTGTCAGTGAATGAAGTAACGTCAGCACCTTCGCGGATACCAGCAGTGTCAGGAGCCGAAAGGCCATCAACAGTCCACTCTACGAAAGTAGCATTTGCTTTTGACTTGTTCGCAGAAGAGAGAATTGGTGTCTCTTCGGGAGCAAGGATAGTGAGTACGTCGGTGAGGTCTTCGCGGTTAGAAACAGCGGAACCTGGATTAGTTGTGTCGTATGTATTTGAGAATGACATAATATTTTGTAATTAGTTGTTAATAAGTTTCGGAACTATCGTCCCATTTTGAATTTTCGGAGTTCGGCAAAATCGCGAGCACTACCCGACTCTCTGAACCTAGCTTCCAATTCCTTGATAGCTTTGGCTGTTCTTGTCGAAGTTTTCTCTGGTTTAGCCGAGGATGGTGTCCCTGTCTTTGACGGGTTAAGTACAGGTGATGTCTTCTTGCTCTCTACTGGCTTGCGCCCATAGATGCTGTTTGTAGCGTGAGCGAACCAATAATCCAATTGCGCTGCTACTTCGGGGGCTTCACGTTTGATAACTGTCTTTAGCTTCTTGAAACGCTCGTCGCCTACCGTAGCCTCGAATTGTTTGCGTAAGTCATTGTCCTCACCCTCTAGCCAACTTAGTTCTTTTCGAGCACGATCAGAGAAGGAATCAGCAAGCTGCTCTCCTTGAATCTGTGCTTGAACCTTGTTGAGCTGATCAGGGAGGAAAGTTTTCTGTGCTTTACGAGCCTTTAACAAAGCCTGCCGCACGTCCTTCTTAGTCCACTCCTTACCTTCAATCTCGGTTACTACATCATCTGCTGCGTAGCCATCACTCTCAAACAGAATATCCTCCGCCCACTCGACTACTTGCTCGACTTCCTGTGCCTTATCCTGCAACTTATCGACGGAGTCAAGGTTGCTGTAAGGGTTGTTGTCGACCTTCTTGGTCTCTAGTGGGTTGGGTTTTTCTTGTAGCTTGGCTTCCATCTGAGCAAGTCGTTCTTCGGCGGCTTTACGTTTTGCAGTCAATTCTCCGAATCGAGCTACAGCACGGCTACCTAACTTGTCAGCTAGTTCACGCAAATCATCCTCGGACATTTCGTCCAGGTCCAACTGTGAAAGAACATCTTCGGATCCTTCAGTTTCCTCGGTTGCTTCCTCTTCGGTTTCCTCTGACTCAACTGATTCCTCAATCTCCTCTTCGGCTACCTCTTCGGTTACTTCCTCGGTTACTTCTGCTTCGGGTTCTGAATCACTCATCTCAGGGATATTTAGTCCTTGAGTTAGTCCTCCAAGCCTCCGGGCTGCAAGATCCGCGACGGATATATTAGTATTGTCCACTGAACTTTGGTCTGCCTCAGCGTTAGCAGTTGCGATTTTGTCTGTCATATAGTTATCCACTCATTAACGCCGAGCGATGGCGATAAGCGGATTATAACACACTAGTTTACAACTGATCCGAATGACGCTTCTTGAGGGCTTCCCAGTTCACGAACTGGAGGATTTGGTCATACGTAATGATGCGACCGGATACCTGCTGGATAGTGTCACTGGATGCTTCGTGCATTTCACTGATAGTCTCCTCACGTAGGTCGTGAATAGTCTTAATGAACCGAGCAAAGGTTTCGTGATTGTGCAGGGCCTGTAGATCTTCTTGGATATTCATACTATTGTGCTAATGAGCGCATTAAACTAACTGTACGTGGACCGCGACTTCTTACATCCTTGTACCAGTCACTGTCAACCATCTCGTCTGCCGCCTTGTTGTAGTCATTGGCTTGCAGTCCTTCGCTCATCTTTTCGAACTTCTTGAGCTTAGTAAGACCAAGGTTGAATGACATATCTACAATGGCTTTCTTGGCTGGTTCAGGGCGACTTGCAAACTTGGGATCGAACTCCACGGCATCATTGAATGCTTGAGTCAAGCTACGGTTGTATAGTCTCTTGATCTCGGAGTCACTGAGTTCCTTACCTTTAAAGATCTCATTGATATCCATACCTTCTTCCTTGAGGATCTTTCGATTCATCGGTTCCTCTAGGTTGAAGCCTATCCCGATGGTTCGCTTGCCCTTGCTGTCCTTGTAGACCTTTGGCTTGTAACCTTCATTCTCGACCATCATAGCAAAGTATTCCTTTGCTCGCTTGTCCTTGACTCGACTGATTGCGTACTCTCTAGGTGTCATTATAGGTTCTGTGTATCAATATCTCCCATTTGTGCAGGTGCTGTACCTACGCGACCAATCTGAGCATTCTGTGCTTGCTGCATCTGGAAGGTGTACTGACCTGCGTACTTCTGCAATCGAGCCGCAAAGGCTTCGTCCGTTTGAGCACGTTGTGCAACATCAGGCTGCTGAGTGTACTGCTGGATGACCTGCAATGCAATCTGAGCACCTGCTGGACGTGCTGGCATTTCGATACCTGCGAAGATCTTGGATAGATCATCTGTGACCTGCTTTACTACTTCCTGCTGTGCTGTCTCAACTGGCTGAAGAACTGCGTCCGCCATAACTGGATCAATGCTTGTGGCAATAACATCCAGGAGGGCATCCACGTTCAGGCGGTTATTGGAGTTAAGCTGGTTCAGTGCTACGAACTGCTGGGTCTTTGCTTCCACTGTTTGTGGGTCAGTATTCTGAACGTCGAAGTTAATAAGAATATCGAAGTTCTCGTCAGCGTTCCCCTTGTCGAATGTCTGAGGATCAGGGATCCCGGTTACACGGAAGAAGATCTCGTCGGGTCCAAAGCGTTGGAAGCACTTGAATGCCATACGTAGAACCTCTGCTGTGTGGCTAAGGAACTTATCAACCAGGAACTGCTTGCGGATTTGGCTAATGCTGCCCTCTTCATCCAGTCCAACTAGGCGATCAGCTAGATCCAGCAGTGTGGATTCCATCTCAATCGAGCCAGTAGGTGGTGGAGGTGTAGGAGCAAAGTCCAAGTCACCCTTACGGCGATAAGGAATCATACGACCTGGACCC